AAGCACTTGGGGTGTATGCGGACCGCAAAGAAGCCGTCCGGCGCGTCATCAATGTTGGGTTGGCCCGCAGCGGACTGACTGGGGTAGACCTTGACCGCCGGAACATAATCAATATAAATACCCTCGCAAAAAGAAAGACAGAGGGCGAAACAATCCGGCTGGGAGAAATATGGGCGCTGGACAAGGTGCTGCATTTTACAGATGACGAATTATTGCAGATGTTCGGGAGAGGGGAAACTCATGGATGAACAGAGAAAGATCGACAAGCTTTATGAGCTGCTGGAAGAACTGGAGAACAGGAGGTGAAAGTAAAGATGGACAAGTCTGATGTGTGTCTGATGACCGGATCGGTGCTGATTACGGCAGCGCTGATTATGTGGGAGACGTTTGGCATGATGATCACGCCAACGGTACTGACAGTTGCTGCCGGCGGCTGCTTTGTGGCAACAGTGCTGTGCGCGGCACGCGAGGAAGAATTAAGAAGCCGGAAAAGAAAGCGGCGCTGAACCGACCAAAGTACCAGCGCCAATGAAAAAATATTACGCCTTTAGTATAAGGCGGGAATGGAGAGAATGCAATGATTAAATCAGAAAACGGAGAAGTAACCATAAAAGGATCGGGTTTGGATGTCCTTGTGGATTTTTCGGTGGCATCTGCAGCTGTGACCGAAACGCTTTTAAATAGTGGCGTTCCCAAAAGAACGGCAAAGGATGTTTTGCGAAAAGCGCTGAATGTGGGCATGAAAGAAGCATTTGACATAAAGCGTGAGACAATGCCGGAAATGGATGAAATCGAGAAAGCAATGGATGAGCTTTTTGAGAGATTTCAGAGATGTCTGAAGGAGTGACATGTATACAGGTCAGAAATAATCCAGAGAGAATGCAAGCCCGACAATAGATATGAAAGCAAAAGCGCATGAAAAGAATTATGCAGGCAATGCAGGAGACTGAACAGGAGGTAAGAGAAGAAAATGAGTACATTGTATGAAATCACAGGACAGTATCTGGAACTGTATAAAATGATGGAGTCCGCGGACAATCTGGAGATGAAGGTCATCACAGACACGTTGGACGGCATGGACGGCGAGCTGGAGGAGAAGGCGGACGGATATGCAAAGATTATGGCGGAATTGGATGCGGAAGCTGTGAAGTTTGAAAATGAGGCTGATCGGCTGGCAGCGCGCGCAGAGCAGTTGCACAACCGGAGCAAGGTGCTGAAAGACCGTTTGAAGGCAGCTATGATCCTTTGTAATCGGAAGAAGCTTAAGACGGACTTTTACTCGTTTGCAATCTGCAAAAATGGCGGCGTCGCTCCGATGGAGGTGGATGAGGTAGCAGTCCCGGACGATTATATGAAGAAGATTCCGGACATGTCAAAAATCCGCGAGGCACTGACGGAAGGAAAGGTACTGCCGTTTGCAACGTTAAAAGAACGAGGGGAACATCTGAGGATTAAATAAGGGAACACAGGAGGAAGAAACATCAATGAGCCATGTAGTATGCATTGCTGGAGAATCCGGCACAGGGAAAACAACGTCCATGAGGAAGCTTGCCCCAGAGACGACTTTATATATTGACTGCGATAAGAAAGGATTGTCCTGGAAAGGATGGAAGGCTGACTTCAATGGTGCAAACAAAAATTATCTTGTCACAGATTTCCCGCAGGTTGCACTCAATGCGCTCCGGAAAGTCAATGAGCAGGAAAATATGAAACACATCAAGGTTGTGGTAGTGGATACCATTAACGGCCTGATGGTTGCAGATGAGATGCGGAGGGCTAAGGAAAAGGGGTACGACAAATGGCAGGATCTTGCCCAGAGCATTTATGACCTGATCGATTATTCGTTGACGATGAGGGATGATGTAACAATCGTGTTTGTGGCACATACCCAGACGGATCATGACGAGAATGGGTATATGTTCACCCGGATCAAAACATCTGGCAGGAAGCTGGACAAGATTACGCTGGAGAGTAAGTTCTCTACGGTGCTTTTGAGCAAATGCGTGGACGGTAGATATGTTTTTGAAACACAGGCAAATTTGTCCACGGCAAAGAGCCCTATGGGAGCTTTTGCGGACAGGGAGATCGACAATGATATTACCGCGGTGATTGAAGCACTGCAGGAATTTTAAAGGAGAAGTAAGACGATGAAAAAATGGAATGGTTATGAAGATACACAGGCTTATTCTGATAACGAGAAACTGCCGACAGGTGGGTATGTTTTAAAGATTCAGAACGTGCGTCTGGACGAAGGGAAGAACGGGAACAGCGATGTGCTGGTAATCGCATTTGATATCGCAGAAGGTGAACAGGCAGGATTTTATAAGCGTAATTATGATGCACAGACGCAAGAAGATAAGAAATGGAAAGGTGTCTACCGGCTGTATTGTCCAAAGGATGATGGTTCCGATCAGGATAACTGGACGAAGCGTCGGTTTAAGACGGTCATGGAGGCATTTGAAACTTCTAACGAGGGATATCATTGGAACTGGAACGAGAAAACCCTGAAAGGAAAGATCATCGGCGGACTGTTCAACAACAAAGAATATGATTTTGAGGGGCGGCATGGGTTCTTTACAAGCTGCCACAGCCTGATGGATGCGCAGCGGATTCGTGACGGGAAGTTCACGATCCCGAAAGATACGCTTTTGAAGACCGGAAGGAATACATATCCGACAGGGGCAACGCAGGGCGCTGATGGATTCATGAACATTCCGGACGAAATTGACGAGGAACTTCCGTTCTGAATGGGAGGCGGCCATGAATCATTTTGAAGTCGAAAACTGCTTGCGCTCTATGGAAGTATTGGTAGATACCAGAGAGCAAGATACGGAAAGGGCAAGGGAGCGGTACAACCGCTTCCCCTGCGAGTATGTCAGACAGGCACTGTCTTATGGGGACTATGCTTATAATTTTGTCCTGCCGGATGGAAGCAGTTTTTTGGAATATTCTCCGCATGAGGTGGCGGCACCGATCGTCGTGGAACGGAAGATGAATCTGGATGAGCTGGCAGGGTGCTTTACCCGGTCGCGGAAACGCTTCGAGGCAGAGTTTGCTAGGGCAAAAGAAAACGGGGCGAGGATATACCTGCTAGTGGAAAACGCCACATGGGAGAAGCTTCTGGCAGGGAAGTACAGGAGCATGTACAATCCAGCTGCATTCCTGGCATCAATCCTTGCATGGCAGAACCGTTATGATCTCCAGCTGATTATGTGTAAGGAAGAAACGTCTGGAACGCTGATCTATGAAATACTAAAGCGTGACTTGAAAGAACGTCTGGAACGCGGGGAATTTGACTGGGCTGCGGAGGACGCGGTATGACAAGCGAAGAGATTAAAGAATCAGTTTTCATGCGGGATGTGCTTCAGCGTTGCGGGCTGCCGGTGCCGAACCGGGCAGGGTTCATCCAGTGCCCTTTTCACAAAGGGGACCGTACGCCGTCAATGAAGATTTACCAGAAAGATTACCATTGCTTTGCGTGTGGTGCAAACGGTGATGTGTTTACCTTCCTGCAGGAATATGAGGGTATCTCGTTCCGGGAAGCATTTCTGGAACTGGGCGGGGAGTACCCGAACCGGGAGAATGAATGTTGGTTTACCCGCCAGCGTCGGCGATATGAATTTCAAAAGCGGTGGGAGAAAACGGCGAGAAAGGTTCGTGAGGAAGAGGAAGAGAAGGAGGCACTGCGTCAGGAAACAAAGCTCTTGTGGATATGTGTGCGCCTGTTTGAACCGCTTTCGGATGCATGGTGTGAATGTTATAACAAGCTGCAGATAGCTGAATACCGGTTGGAATATCTAAACGGGAAGAGGTGAGGATAGTTGAAAATGATAGCCGCCATGACGGCAGAGGATGTGATTTCGGAAGAAACTCTGGACGAAGTTTTTTCAGAAGAGGATGAGATCCAAAAGGCAAGGCTACTTCTTACTCTGGAGGACAGAGCTGCAGAGTTGGGGGCAAAGAATAAATTCAAATCAATGGTAGCTGCCTATAAACGGGCAGAAAAGAGCATGAAACAGGCAGCCCAGAAAAATGTAATTTCCTCCCTTGATAACTGGACAAATTTTGAAGGGCCGTTTAATCAGATGTTCTGCGGATCATGGATAGCAAGAGAAGATGGTATCTGGGCACAGAACACAGGGACGATAGATGCACAGGCTTGTTATCATCCAATTATGCCGATCGAACGAATGAAGAATGTCCAGACCGGAGAAGAACAGATAAAGATTGCATATAAGCGGAACGGAAGGTGGGATACGGTTGTCGTGCCAAAAACTACAGTCACATCTGCAAGCAAGATAGTCGGGCTGTCAAGCCGTGGAATTGCGGTGACATCTGAAAATGCAAAATTGTTGGTCCGGTATCTGGCAGATGTTGAAAACATGAACGACCGTGATATACAAGTTAAGTATTCAAGCTCAAAACTGGGATGGGTAAAAGAAGATTTTCTTCCATACGATACTTCCATAATCTTTGATGGGGATGCTCGATTTGGACAAATTTTTGAGTCCATCCAACAAAAAGGGAGTGCAGAGCGGTGGTACAAGCATGTTTCGGAGCTGCGGAAAACAGGTCGGATGGAGATTAAAATGATGCTGGCGGCGTCCTTCGCAAGCGTATTGGTTTCGCCGTTGGGAGGATTGCCCTTTATCGTGGATCTGTGGGGAGAAACAGAGGGAGGTAAGACCGTCACGCTGATGCTGGCGGCATCGGTCTGGGCAAACCCGGATGAAAATAATTATATTGGTGATTTCAAAACAACAGACGTTGCCCTGGAAGCAAGAGCAGATCTGCTCAACAGTTTCCCGATGATTTTAGATGATACAAGCAAGGTATCGGCCCGGATCAGGGATAACTTTGAGGGAATCGTATATGATTTGTGCTCTGGGAAAGGTAAGTCACGATCAAATAAAGAATTGGGAATGAATCGGGAGAACCGCTGGAAAAACGCAATTCTTACGAATGGAGAGAAGCCCCTTTCATCCTATGTTGATCAGGGGGGAGCTATTAACAGAATTTTGGAGGTGGAATGTGATGCAGCGCATATCTACCAGGACCCACAGAGAACAGTTGACATATTAAAAAAGAACTATGGGCATGCAGGAAGAGACTTTGTAGAAGTGATCCGGAATATGGATCCAGAAGAACTAAGGCAGATTAACAAGAATATTCAAAACAAGATTTTTGATGATGAAAAAATGCAGAAGCAGAGTATTGCGCTCAGCATCGTTTTGACGGCAGATAAGATCACAACAGACTATCTGTTCAAAGATGGCCAATACATTAGCTTAGAAGCGGCTCAGCGCGTTCTGACAGATAGAAATGAGGTATCTGACAATGAGCGCTGCTATGAATATATTTTATCAGCGATTGACATCAACCGGAGCAAGTTTGATCAGAACATTTCAGTCGGAGAAAAATGGGGCGTGATTGAAAAGGGATATGCGATCATCTATAACAATGTGTTTGACACGCTCTGTCAAAACGGGAAGTTTTCAAAAAAGGCGTTTCTTAGCTGGGCAGACCGTGAAGGGCTTCTGCAAACTCAGTCAAACCAGCCTACAAAGCTGAAAAAGATTGCCGGAACAACATCAAGGTGTGTTTGGCTCCGTATGCAGCGGAACCCTGTGGAAGCACTGGATGAAGGATTTACGAGCCTGGATGACTTGCCGGAATACATGCAAGGAGAGCTTCCGTTTGACTGAAAGGTAACAAGTAACAAAGGTAACAAGCGATTCTGCGTTTATAGACGCGAAAAACATAGAAATATTCTTTTGCGAGAAAAAAGTTTCCCGCGCGTAAGAGCCTTGAAAAAACGTGTTACTTTTGTTACCTTTCCCAGAAACCCAGTATTTATGCGGTGTTGAGCGGTAACAAAACAGTAACATTGGTGCTTTTAACCTGTTACCTTGTGTTACTAGAAAGGAAATTATGGATGAATTAAAGACATTATATCAGATTCAGACGGAGATATGGCATCTGTTTAAGAAGTATGGGACAGATCGCCTGAACGATGCCGTATGGGATAGATTGTTAGATGAGGGTAATCAACTGCATAAAAAATACAGGGCAGTCAACCCGGACATGGGACAACTGTTCGAGGATATGTACATAGCCCTCAGAAAATATTACCAGCGGAGGGAAACGACTGATGAAATCTAGGAAGGAAAAAAAAGAAATCCATATCTGTCAGGTATGCGGTAAGGAAATCATGTTGGATGAGGCGTGTGAGTATGCCATGACAAAAAGACGGACAGAATTATGGTTTCACAGACGATGCATTGAAAGGGGAAAGAGATGAAGACGGTATTATTTATCGTGGCGTTGTTGGCCTTGATCGGCATCGGCGCGGCGGTGCTGTACAAGATTGGAGAGGCGATCGTGGAAATGCAGGATGCGACCAGATGCGGAAAGCCGACCAGGAAGGAGCACGAGGATGGACGTACTGAAAAGAGTAAACCGTGAGCTGGATCAGGAGATGCGTAAGCAGGTCGATCTGATCTACAGTGCGGCGGCAATCGCCTTTGCCCGGTACTGGGATAAAGGATGGGGGCCAGAACGGATCCGAAGGATTTTTGATAAAACGCTTGAGACGTGGAATGAATGCGGAGCCACAAACCAGATCAGCATGATCCAGATGCTGGAAAATGAATCGGGTATTGAGCTGAGGATCCCTGAGACGGATAAGGGCTGGCGGGAACTGGCGTACTTAAATGCAAAGATTAACGTCGGCAGGATGTCCAAAGCGCAGATGGTATACATGCGCCAGCGGCAAAAGAAATGGATCGGCGCAATGCTGATGGCGTGTCTGTTTCTTTCCCTGCATCGCAAATATGGTTTCGGGAAAGACAGGCTTGTGCGGCTGATGGGGCAGATCTATGAAATCGAGACGGAATATAATTTTGACAGAAAGAAGTTGGTTGCAGCCTGCCGAACGGAGGCGAGAGTGAATCTGCAGCATAAATTTGGAGGATGATATGAATAGACTGACAGAAAAAGACGACCAGGGAAATTGGCGTCTGAAAGGTGTCCGCTGGGCGCAGCTCCATGAGGGGCAGGTTATCACGGGAGAACTGCGGGAAAAGCTGTACGGCGCACTCTGTAAGTTGATGGAGTACGAGGACACAGGGATGGATCCGGAAGAGGTGGAAGAACAAATGATGAGGACATTTATGGGAGGTGGAAGCTTATGAAAAAGATAAGAGCAATAGCCGTTGTGATGGCAATGACAGTATTTTTAAGTGGGTGCTACGATTATGCAAGGGACATTACCATAATTTGTCCGGTAATAAATTATATGGCTGTGGACGGTGGAGCGATTGTTATATACGAGATGGACGGGGAACGCAGGGAGAAAAAATTTTTAGAAAAAGATGTTTACGCCTGCGATGAATCCAGCCGGATCATTGCGGTAGGGAAGGTGTACGAGGATGGATCGAAGTCGTTGAGGTTGTACCTGTACCTTAGCGAGGAGGATTATGCGCAGTACACGAAATATAGGTTTGATTTGGATTAAATGAGTATTTAAAAGGAGGAAAAGAATTATGAAAAATTGGAAATTACCATTGATTATCGTAGGAGCAGTAGTGGCAGTAGTTTTGTTGTGTGTGTTTGGAGTGCAGTCAGTACAGAACCGGGCGATCAGCCTTGAAGAATCGGTCTATACCGCTGAATCTGACATTAAAGTGCAGGAGAAACGCAGGGTTGACTTGGTTTATAATCTGGCAGACTGTGTAAAACAGTATGATCGGCATGAATCAGAAACATTGACTGGACTTGCAGATGGAATGAGCGAAGGGAACAGTGTAGAAGATGTAAATACTGTGATCGCGGCAGTTACATACGCTTATCCAGAGTTGAAAAGCAATGAGAATTATAAGCAACTCATGAATGAATTGTCTATTACCGAAAACATGCTTGCCCAGTACCGGGAAAATTACAATAAATCCGTAACAGCTTATAACAGGTATGTAAAGAAGTGTCCAGCAAGAATCTTCCTCGACTGGACAGGCTATGAGGTTTTGAAATTTCAGCGGTTGGATTATCAAGCACCAGTTGACGCACCGCAGGATTTATTTGGAGAATAGCTTATGGAAATAACCAAGCGCGAAATCATCATCAGCGTTGCAATCGCCGCCGTTATGCTAATAGTCGGTTTCTTTATATCTGGAAAAATAACTGATATGCAGAACGATAAGAACGCCGAATACCAGAAGGCAGTGCATATTGAGGACTCTGAATTATTTCGGTATGGCATGGACACAAATGTTGGAAATGCTTTTGTGTATGGAGATTTGCAAGCGGTTGATACGGTGACTTTTGATGAGATTGGCGGGGAATATCTTCATGTTAAAAAGATAGAAGAACGATATGAACGCCATGAAAGAGAAGTGACAGAAACAGATTCAGAAGGTAAAAACCACACAAAAGTAGAAGTATACTATGAATGGGAAATCGAGGACAGAGAAAGCAAACATTCCGAAAATATTATGTTTTGTGGTATCGAATTTCCGTATGATAAAATCCCGTATTCTCTGGACAATCACATAAAGACAATAAATTCTGACAGAGAGTACAGTTGGAAGTCAGGGGAATATGTAAAGGTACGATTCAAGTATTATGGAACACCCGTTAAGCACACTGGCACGATATATACCAGATTATCAGATGGAACTATTTCTGACAGTTCACAATTTTTTAAGGACTATACCATTAAGCAAGCATTAGATAGTTGCACTTCTGGTATTGGAAATATAATGTTCTGGTCGTTTTGGATAATTCTGATGATTGCGATTGTGATTTGGTTTTGCTATTTGGATAATAGGTGGTTAGAAGATTAAATTAACGAAACAGAGGGGAAGCCGCAGAATTACACCTAACAGGGCAGCGGCAAGGTGCTTTAATGCAGCATAGGAGGTGGTAAAAATGAGCACACGCGACACGTGGTTTAGTGATTATGATCTGTCCCCTGATAAGGTAAAGGCTATAGAGGGGAGGTGCAAAACGGCTAGAGGGAGGGAGCGGGAGTTGATCTTGATGGCTGCCGAAAGCGTGTATCCGGAGATCGCGCAGTATATTTTCTTCAGCCTTTGCACTGGCCGTGGGTACGACAACATAACAAAGATATGCGATATACCAATGGGGCGCAAGGACTTTTACGGATATAGGCGCAAGACAATTTATGAATATAGCAAATACATGATGCTGGACGGGCACAGGATCGTATAACATGGGTACACGATGGGAATTAAGGGAATGGTACAATAAAATGAGAACTATCTGGTGGGTATTATGAATTTAAATGCAACTATGAAAAAGCTCCAACGCGCAATCCTGTCTAAGGGGCTTGTAATTAAGATCTCGACAAGTCAGTTTTACTCAGAAGAGCAGGACAGAATGATAACGATGTGGATCTTAACAACACCTACACTTCAAAACGGGCGGAACGGATGGAGGATGAAGAACTACGAGATATTGCGAACAGCGAGCGCGATTGAGGCGGTAAAGTGTTTGGCGGACATATGGGAACAGACGAAAGGATGGGGACAGGATGATTAGAGAAATGATACCGTGGTATCTTTCCGCGTCAGGAATGATAATAGCATTCCTACTCGGGCTTATGATCGGGACGAAGAGTGACGTGATAAAAATCATATGTCAAATTGGGATTATATCGCTTTCCCTGGTGGTATTTTTTGTCTCATAAAGAAGTAGAGGACGGTGAGAGAATGCTAACACCAAAGCAAAAGGCATTTGCGGATGAATATTTGAAGAATGGCGGGAATTTATCCGATGCGGCCAGAAAAGCCAAATATTCTGATGCAGTCATTAAAAATGCAAGAAAAAATATCTTGGAAAAGCGTGGAGTTTCAGCATATATAGCAGAACGGCAGGCGGAAATCGAAAAACAAGCCGGAAGAGATATTATGTCTCTGACAGAAATTCAGGTACGTCGATCCAAAATTGCAAATGGCCTTTTGACGGATTCCTTTGGATTTGCCCCTGATTTTTCCGACCAACTTAAGGCGATGAACGACCTTGAAAAAGCGTTAGCGATAAAGGAAGAACAGGATGCAAAAGAAAAGGCAGCAGAAGCCGCCAAAAATTCAAAAGATTATCATATAGACCTTGATGTGATTGCAGATGTGTTTCACCCGATGATACGGGATGTAAGGAAAGGGAGACATTCAGAATATGTTTTGCCTGGGGGACGAGGTTCAGCCAAGTCCTCCGCGATTTCCTGCATTATACCGGAGTTAATAAAGAATAATCCGAATATGCACGCACTTGTGTTACGGAAAGTTGGGAATACTATCAAAGATTCCGTGTACGCACAAATGAAATGGGCGATTGCAAAGTTGGGATTGGAAGATAATTTTCGTTTTAAAGTATCCCCGTTTGAGATTACGCATATTCCGACCGGGCAAAAAATATATTTCCGTGGAGCTGATGACCCGTTGAAAATCAAGTCAATCAAGCCGGAATTTGGCTATATCGGTATTTTATGGATGGAAGAATTAGACCAATTTGCGGGGCCGGAGGAAGCCAGAAGCATACAGCAGTCAGCTATCCGTGGCGGAGACAAGGCATATAGATTCAAGTCATTCAACCCTCCTAGAAGTAAGAATAACTGGGCGAATAAATATACGAATGAAGCGGAAACAAAGAATGACGATGCTATGGTGGTTAGAAGCACATACCTTGATGTAGATCCAGACTGGCTAGGAGCGCAGTTTATCAGTGACGCCGAACATCTGAAGGAAGTCAATCCAGATGCGTATGATAATGAGTACATGGGGAAGGCAAACGGAAACGGCGGAAACGTCTTTGAATATCTGGAATTACGGGAAATCACAGACGAGGAAATCTCACACATGGATAGAATATATCAAGGCGTGGATTTCGGTTGGTATCCAGACGCATACGCTTTTATTCGGGCGTATTACGACAGCACAAGAGAGAAAATCTATTTTATTGACGAAAACTATGTGCATAAGACGAGCAATGAGTTGACGGCACAGTGGATAAAAGAACAGGGCTACGATGATTACCGGATTATCTGCGACAGTGCCGAGCCTAAGTCAATCAATGACTATAGAGATATGGGACTTCCGGCAACGGGGGCTGCAAAGGGGCCGGGTAGTGTGGAGTATGGTTTTAAGTGGTTACAGCGGCGAACAATCGTTATTGACCGCCGCCGTACACCGAATGTCTATGATGAGTTTACAAAATATGAGTATGACAGGGATAAGGACGGGAACATCATCAGCGGATATCCAGAAGGACAGGCAGATCACACTATAGCGGCCACACGGTACGCATTTGAGCCATTATTTAACAGGCGGGGCAATACGGCATAGGTGATACAGAAATGGGAATTTTATCAACAGTAAAAAGGTGGATAGGCATGATTTTTAAAAAGCAGGCGGAGAAAGATTTTAGGGTAAAGGATACCACGTCAGCGCAGATGATGGCAAAGGTTGCAGAGTGTGCCAACATCTACCGCGGCGCGCCGTACTGGTTAGACGCAGAAAACCGGATAAAGACTATAAATTTTGCAAAGGCGGTATGCTCCGAGACGGCGCGGCTCGTCACGCTGGGAATTAAAATCCAAATTAACGGCGGCACACGCGGGGCGTGGTTGCAGGAGCAAATTGATAAAGCATATTATAGCCTACGACATTGGGTAGAGTATGGCTGCGCTTATGGCACGGTCATCATAAAGCCTAATGGCAGCGGTCTTGATATGTTTACTCCTATGGATTTTATCGTTACGGAACAAGACGATGACGGAAAAATAACGGGCGTTGTGTTTAAAGACAGCTATGCAGCCAACGACAAACATTATACGCGCCTGGAATATCATAGGTTTGTCGAGATGAGGACAGAGGCGGGCGTGATATATCCGTATGTGATATCTAACAGGGCGTATGTATCAAAGAGCAGCGAATCCCTCGGCGACCCTATCCCGCTGGCGCAGACAAAGTGGGCTGATCTGCTGGAGGAAACGCCGCCGATTCTCAAGGGCGGGAACGAAAGACTTGATTCCCCCATGTACGGAGTGTTCCGCACCCCTGCTGCAAACAACATAGATCTTTCTTCTCCGCTGGGAATGCCGATATACGCAGAAGCCATCGAAGAAATGAAAGACCTGGACATCGCATACAGCCGGAACGCCGGTGAGATATATGACAGCGAGAAGATCATCCTTGCAGATGACAGGCTGATGTTTGACAGCGGGACGAACCTTAACGGGCGCATCCCAGACGTTAAGCTTCCGCATTATGTAAAAAACGTGTTCGGCAACAGCCCGGAAGAGTTTTATCAGGAGGTTACGCCGCAGCTTAACACAGCCACACGTCTAGACGGGATCAATGCCCTCCTGTCCCAGATAGGGTATAAATGCGGGTTCTCAAACGGCTATTTTGTCTTTAACGAGGCGAGTGGCATCCAGACAGCGACGGGCGTGGAAGCGGAGCAGCAGCGAACCATCCAGTTTATTAAGGACGTGCGGGACAAGTTGGAGAGTTGCCTTAATGATGCTATATATGCCATGTCGGTGTATGCGGATTTATACGCGCTTGCCCCTGTCGGGGTTTATGAGGTCGTGTATGACTTTGGCGACATCACGTACAACCGCGAAGAGGACAGGGCACGCTGGTGGAGCTATGTTGTGCAAGGCAAGGTGCCCGCGTGGATGTATTTTGCCAAATTCGAGGGCATGACAGAGGACGATGCGAAGGCAATGGTGACGGAAGCGCAGCCGAAGGAAACGGGGCTGTTCGGGGAGGAATAAGATGGAACCGATAACCAGAGAAGAGTATTATCTTGCAAAGATTGCAGGGACATATAAGGGCAAGACACCCGAGCCCGTGACTATTGATGAATATTATCTTGCAACTATGGCGGGGGATTATTCCGGCAATACCCCGCAGCCCGTCACGAGATTGCAGTATTACATGGCAAAGGTAGCAGGAGTATGGGGCGGAAGCATCCCTGCGCCTGTGACACGATTAGAATATTACTGGGCGGCGATTGCCAGCGGAGAGGGGAAAGTCTTTCCGCCTGTGACACGAGAGGAGCATTTCTTGGTGCTGGTAGCCGATGCGTACAGCGTTGTGCTCACGGTCGTTACCGGCAACCCCGCCCTCTTGGAAAATTCAAAGGGGAATCGTGGGCTGGAATCCCTCACCCTCCACGGCAAATCAACGCAGCGTAGCACGACCGGAGCGCAGTTAATATCATTAAACGATTCTTATGGAGTAACAACAATAAACGGAGTAACAAAAACCCCAATTGGAATTTCGGCATGGGAACTAGAAGGGATCTCAAAAGAGAATGCACTATTTTATCCTTATTCTTCGCAGACTTTTCTTAGTCTATCTAAAGGAGATTATGTATTTTCTGTATTTGGTACTTCAAAAGCAAAAGCAAGATATACAATTGTTGGGGGAGGATCATCGGGATATATTCAAACTAGACAAAGCCAGAAAATATCAATACAAGAGGACGCAAAATTAACTTTCAATTTTCTGGTTGAAAATGGAGTAAAATCGAATGGAATTTTAATGATTATGCTGAACTCCGGCTCCACTTCTCTCCCGTGGGAGCCTTACACCGGCGGCGCACCATCTCCGTCCCCGTCCTATCCGCAGGAAATAGAGAGCGCTGGGCAGGATGGGGAGATAGGCATTGAGGTGCTGGGTAAAAATTTAATTCCGTTTCCATATCCGTTATTAGGTGGAGCAGGAACGCAAATTGAGCGCAATGGTGTCAAATATACTGTCCAATCAGACGGAGGCATCAGATGCGTGGGAACGCCTACCGCTGTTACATATATAAATTTGTCCCGTATTAAGTTTTCCAATGTTGGCTTAACCGCCACGCAACCGACTGACGGGAAAATAGTTTTAAGCGGCGAAAAAATGACTTATGATCCTAGTAATTATGCACTATTTATCTACATTACATCAGATCAATTAGGCAAACCGATTGATACAGTCATTTATCCGCAAATCGAACTTGGCACAGTTGCTACGGAATATGAACCCTACAAGCCTGCCCAGACGCTCATCATTCCAACACCCAACGGTCTGCCCGGAATCCCCGTATCCTCCGGCGGCAATTATACGGACGAGAAAGGTCAGCAGTGGGTTTGCGACACCATTGAGTTTCGGAACGGCGTGGCGGAAAGGGTGCAAAGGATCAGCAAAACAATTATTGATGGCGATAATGTTAAGTTTAGTGAAAGTCCTAGTCATTCTGAGTTTGTAAATCTTACATGGTATTCAGCTCCTGGTGTTGCTAGTGTAAGAAATACGTACATGAACGCGTATTTCCCTTCGGATTTTTTTTCTTCGAATACGAACTATGATTTTATTTTTACTACAAGTACCAGAATAATGCAGTATTTTGAGACCATCAAAGAGCTCAATGCTTTTTTTGCTGAAAAATACGTTGAGGGGAATCCGCTGACCATTTTTTATACTTTGAGATCTCCCACTAGAATTCCACTGACCGCCGAAGAACTAGCCAAATTAAAAGCCCTGCGAACCTACAGCCCAACAACGACCGTGATAAACGATGCTGGCACAGGGATGAGCGTGGGATACGCAAAGATGAAATAAGGGTACGCCATAAAATGCGGGAGGTGGTAGAATGGAACTGGATACGAAAGTTGGGGACGTGGAGATTAAGCTCGATACGTCCCGCATAGACGATAATCTGCTGGAAGCCCAGAAGCTTTTGAATATGCAGGTAGTGGCGGACAGCGCCCCCTTCGTTCCATTCCGGCAGGGTGCACTAAGAAACAGTGTAAGATATCCAGACGGGGTATACGGCGGCATCGTTGAGTATGACACGCCATATGCTCATTATTTGTACAAGGGCGTTGTGTACGGTCCGAATATCCCGCTTAAAGACGCAGAGGGGAACATCATAGGGTGGACATCCCCTCCCAGCAAAAGCCCGACGCAGAGACGGATTAAATATCACGAGCCGGGAACAACGTCTGAATGGTTCGAGGAAGCCAAAAGGCGGCATAAAGACGACTGGCTGAATCTTGTGAGAAAAACGGTGGGGAAAGAGTGATGCTGAGACCAGAGTATTTTGAAGGGAAAGCTGACCGGATATTAGAACTCTATGAACGGCTGGAAAACTTTATCCTGCGGGATATCGCCAGAAGGATTTTAAAATCCGGGAAGATCACAGCCACAGCGGATAGACTGCTGTACAGGCTGGAGCAGTTGGGGGAAAGCCGGGATGAGATACAGCGGCGGATCATGGAACTGACAGATCTGAGCGAAAAAGAACTGAGGAAGCTCCTGCGGGGTGCCGTGCTGACATCGTGGGAAGATGATGCGGTTACACTGTCAGAAATGGGTATCGCGGCGCAGTCTCCGCTTGAAAATGCACGATATATGGCTGTTATTGAAGCAGAGTACATAAAAAGCCGGGCGGAGTTGAAGAACCTCACAAGGACGACGCTGGAACAAAGCCAAAAAGACCTTGTGTCGCTGCTCGACGAAGCCGATGTAAGGGTAGCAAGCGGAGTGCAAAGCTATCCCGCAGCCATAGCGGATGTGCTGGATGCGTATGCGGGACGCGGCGTTATGGTGGATTACCCGACAGGGACGCGAAGGACGCTGGAATCTGCGGTACGATGCTGTGTAGTGACGTCAATGAACCAGACAGCGGCGCAGCTGACAAACAGGTATATCGTGGACAGCGGAACAGAGTATGTGTTAACCTCGGCGCACCTCGGGGCAAGAGTAAGGCGCGACGGGCAACCCTTGCTTGCAGGTCATGACGAATGGCAGGGCCGTGTATTTAAAATTGACGGAAGCGAGCCTGGATATCCGAACCTGCTGGAATCGACGGGGTATGATATTGATCTAACCACGGGAGAAGGCAGGGTTGTGGATATGAGAGGGATGCATGGCTATAACTGTCGTCACGGGCATATGCTGTTTGACAAGCGGATGCGGAATCCGTGGAGGGACGCAGAAGGAAATCTGCTGGATGGAAGCGGAAATAAAATTACCGATGCTGAGAATCTAAAACGATATGAGGACAGCCAGAAGCAGCGAGCTATGGAGCGCGGAATCCGAAAGACGAAACGACAGTTGATAGTAAAACAGGAAGAGCTTGCATGGGCGTCCGGCGCGGAACGGGAAAATCTCCAGCAGGAATATGATAAGTTGGCTTACCGATTGCAGGGACAGAACAGGGCTTATAACCAGTATTGCGAAGAACATGGATTACAGCCGCAGTATGATCGGAATGCATTAGCGGGATTTGGATACCCGCAGCAAAAGGCAGCAAATAAAGGGGCAAAAAGATATGCGGAGAACGAACCGATTTGAATATTACAATCCAAACCCCTCGAAATGGCAAAGAGTAGGGGATTGCACTGTGCGCGCATTGTGCAAGGCTTTAGGGCAAGATTGGGATACAGTTTATGTAGGTTTGTCCGTGTATGGTTTTTCGTTGTCTGACATGCCAAGTGCTAATAGAGTCTGGGGCGCGTATCTGCGCGAGAACGGATTCCGCCGGTATATCGTAGACGACCACGGACAGCATGTTTACACGGTAGATGATTTTTGCCGAGACCATCCAGCAGGGACGTATGTGCTCGGGATAGACGGCCATGTGGTGTGCGTCAAAGATGGACATTATTGGGACACATGGGACAGCGGTCAGGAGATACCGATATACTACTGGGAGAAATAAGGAGATAGGCACTATGGAAACGATACAGGCTATTCTTGCTGTGTGCGGCGGCATTTCGGTGATAGGGGGCGCTGTGGCTGTGATACATAAATGGATATCCCCCGCGATTAAGCTCACCACGCGGGTAAAAGTCCTTGAAGAGCATGACAAGCGAAACTTTGAAACGATGCATGAGATTAGGGAGCGGGACAGCCTAATCATGGAGACATTGGTAACGATGCTTAACAGCCAGATATCAGGGAACAATGTTGAGCAGTTAAAAGAAACGAGGGGAAAGCTTATATCTTATCTGGCGCGGACGCAATAAGGGGAGTAATCTTGAAGGTATACGATTTTACAGTGTTTGAATTGGATTTTTTTCGCAAATACTGCAATTTTACACCTGAGGAACGGCGGCTTTTTGAATTACGGGCGCAGAATATTCCGCTGGAAAGATGTGCGGAGATGATGAACGTGAGTGTGTCCACCGTGAAAAGAATGAGCCAGCGAATAAACAAAAAGATAATACGGGTATGTTGATTTGATACTTTTGTAAGCCTTTGATGGACTGTCAGAGGCTTATTTTTTATGCCATAATTTAGCTATAGAAAGTCATTGAATTAGTCATAGGAGGCGCAGGCATGGCATTACCATATCAAGGATACGGCTATAACCCGTATCAGTATGGACAAGTAAATCCGCTACAGCCGCAGATGGACAGGCTGGCGCAGATGCAGGCTCAGTATCAGCAGCCACAGCAGATGCAGCAGGTAAATCAGGGGATCCTGTGGGTGCAGGGCGAGGCTGGAGCTAAATCTTATCTTGTCGCTCCAAATACAAGCGTCCTTTTGATGGACTCCGAAAACTCTAATTTTTATATAAAGACTACCGATGCCGCCGGGATGCCGACGCTCCGCACCTTTGCTTACAAAGAGGTCACAGTGGGCGCGAAAGAGCCACAGAAACAGGAGGAAGTGAACTTAGATGATAAATATGTTACGCGGAAGGAATACGACGATTTGAGAAGTAAATATGAAGAATTATATAGTTATCTCGAAACGGCAACAAAGCCGGAAGGAGGCAAACATGGCGAATCCCTTGTTTGAGGCCCTGAATGGTAATAGAATGGCCGGAATGCTGGAACAGTTCCAACAATTCCGGAAAGAGATGGAGGGCAGGAATCCGAATGAAGAGATTAACAGGCTGTTGCAGTCTGGCAAAATAAACCAGCAACAGTTAAATCAAGCCCAGCAGATGGCGCAGCAGATGCAGGGTATGTTTAAAGGCTTTTTTAAATAGTACACAACCGGGTGCACACGGTTTTGTAAATACATTATCGAAGGAGATAATTACTATGACAGACGGTTTAACCGCTTCTGATGTTGCCGTATTAACCGGCGGCACAGGAAAAAATGACGGCTTCGGCGGAGATTGGGGTGCATGGATTATCCTTTTCCTGATTTTCGGTATGTTTGGCTGGGGCGGCTTCGGCGGCTGGGGCGGAAATGGTGGAGGAGCAAATTCTCCTGCATTTCAGGGTTATGCAACCCGTGCCGATATCGACGCAGCGCTGTCCACGCAGGGAATCGAAAACGGGATCCAGAACCTTTCCGGCCAGCTTTGCAACGGCTTTGCCGGCGTAAACGCCAACATGGCAAATCTGGGTTATCAGACGCAGCAATGCTGCTGCGATACCCGAGAGGCTATTGCTGGCGTAAACTACAACATGGCAGCCCAGACAAACATCCTCCAGAATACCGTAAACAACGGATTCCGCGATGTAATTGACGCGCAGAACGCCGGAACACAGCGTATCATCGACCTGTTTACACAGGATAAGATCCAGTCTCTACAGACAGAGTTACAGTCCGCACAGCTCCAGCTGTCTAACAACGCACAGACAAACAGCATCTTAAATGCTTTGAGACCTACACCCGTTCCGTCTTATCCGGTAATGTCCCCGTACACGTCCATCGTCAACCCGACAGGCTTTAGCTTTGGCGCCGGATGTGGCTACGGAGGCAACACGGGATGCGGATGTTAAAACTTCAGACGGAGTATCTTCGTGGCATTTTGCCATGATGTTCGGCTGATGCCGTTATTCACAAAAAGGGGCAGGCTGAGAACGTCTGCCCCTTTTGAAATGAAGGGAGAATAAAATGATTGAGTTAGTAAACACAACGCCGGTCACGGTCCCCGTAGGGCAGTCTATCCCGTTTTCGGCAGTGGCAACAAAGGGCGGATGCGCAGAAAGACACAGGGCTGGAAGCGCGCAGATAACGCTTGTAAAGCCCGGTAGATATCTGATTACATTTTCCGGAAACGTCGCAGTACCGACTGGGGAAACGGTAGGAGAAGTGGCGCTGGGAATTGCCAGAGATGGGGAAATCCTCGGCGGCACGGTGATGCGTGCCACCCCTGCGGCAGTAGAGCAGTATTTTAACGCATCGTCCCAGACATACGTCGATGTGTTCTGTGGATGCTGTGAAAACGTTTCCATCAAAAACGCAGGGACAATTCCTGTGTTAGTAGACAATCCGAACATAACAGCTGTTCGGGTTTGCGGTTAAGGAGGGCAGACCATGAGTTACAAATTGATGCAGAATATCCGGGAAGAGCTGGATAAAATCGCGGAAAAAGGTCTGAACACAGGCAATCTTGAGACCGCATACAAATTGATAGACATGTTGAAAGACATGGAAAATGTGGAATACTGGAAGTGCAAAGAGGGTTATTATAACGCCGTCCTTGACGAAATGGAAGGCGGATATAGCCAGGCAGGAGACCACAGCGAGGGGCGGAAACGCGACAGCCGTGGGCGATACAGCAGAGATGACGGGATGAGCATGACGGCTTATGACGATGGCTCATCCTATGCGCGACGTGGAGAGCATTATGTAAGGGGGCATTATAGCCGTGGAAATGGTAACGGCGACCCTTATGATGCTTACATGGACAACAAGCAGTCTTATCGCAACGGCAAGTCTGAGGATTGCAAGCGGCGTATGCTGGCTGCCCTGGAAGAGCACATGGATGCGCTAACAGAAGAGCTTGGAGATCTGTCAAAGGATGCGGACTGCCGAGAAGAACGGGAGACCATTTCGCGGTATATCGAAAAATTACGAAAGATGATGTGAGTAAAGGCGGCGGGTAAACCTGCCGCTTTTGCTTTAAACATGGGTACGCCATAGTTTTTTTTATTTGGTAAAATGTATTAAAGGCTATGGAAAGGAATGATCGTCATGGATATCAAAAGGGTATACTGTCCTGTCTGTAATAATAAAACTCGGTCATCATTCCGCAAGGATACGACAGCGCATAATCTTCCGGTGTTTTGCCCGAAATGTAAAACGACCAGCCTCGTGAATATTGAAAACGGAAAGGCAGAGCCTATCGTCCGTTAAGTGCCAGACGCCAGACGCAGAGCCAGTGATTTGTAAGGATTTCTTACAGATTGCTGGCTCTTTTTTGTATTTGTATTTCCTCCTTTACAGCACACAGCCTTGCGGGAAGGTTGAAAATGCGATTCGACTCCGTCTGTGTGCAATCCTGTAAATCGTAATTGCAGGAAAATCCATCCCATCTTTCTTTGTTTTTGCCACCGTGCATGGAAGCAGCCGGGTTCAAGCCCCGGCGCACGGTATAGGTGCATTGTTTAGACAGCGCCGATCATTACGCTTTTCGCCCGGTTCGCTACCCCGGGCGCTTTGTGGGATAGCTCAGGAGGTAGAGCAGCGGCCTTATAAGCCGTGTGTCATGGGTTCAATTCCCCTTCCCACAACTACCCCGCCCGTGGTTTATCGGGCTTAATCCATACCGCTGACGGGCGGTTAATCAATCACGTTTAGGAGGATAAAGATGCAGAATATTGAAGCAATTTTGACAGAGCTGGGAATTGAGGTCTCGGCGGACAAAAAGGAAAGCCTTACGAAAAAGGTGGCGGAAAATTACGTCACGAAAGCTGAACATGAAAAGAAGCTGGGAAAGGCTGAGACTGACCGGGACACGTGGAAAGAAAAAGCTGAGACGGCAGAAAGCACCCTGAAAGGCTTCGAGGGCGTTGACCTTGAAACAATGCAGAAGGATTTGGCTGATTGGAAGAAAAAGGCCGAGGATGCCGAGAAAAACGCACAGGCGCAGCTGTATGAGAGAGATTTCACGGACGCTCTGAAAACGGAGTTTGAAGGAATTAAATTCTCGAGCGAAGCGGCAAAGCGCGCAATTATGGCAGAAGTCAAGGAGGCCGGATTAAAACTGAAAGACGGGAAAATCCTCGGACTGAATGACCTCATAACCCAGATGAAGGAAAAGGACGCTTCGGCATTTGTTGACGATGAGCAGCAGAAAGCACAGCAGAATCAGGCACGCTTTACACAGCCGACAAACAAGCAGGGGCAGGGCGGCGCGCTGACGAAAGACCAGATTATGAGCATCAAGGATGCTTCTGAGCGTCAGGCTGCAATTGCTGCGAACATGAGTTTATTTAATTAAAGCAGGAGGGCAATTATGGCGGCAAAGGCCAATATAATCGGAACAACAGATATACAGGTAACAGCCAGAGAGCTGGACTTTGTTACGCGTTTTGAACGCAACTGGCAGCATTTGCGGGAAATCTTGGGGATTATGCGCCCCATCAAGAAGCAGCCCGGCGCAGTGCTGAAAAGTAAATACGCGGAGGGGACGCTCGAGGATGGTGCAGTAGGCGAAGGCGAGGATATCCCGTATAGCAAATTTACCGTAAAGGAAAAGAAGTATCAGGAAATGACCATCGAGAAGTACGCGAAGGCCGTTTCGATTGAAGCAATCAAAGACCACGGTTATGACAACGCTGTCCAGATGACTGACGACGAGTTCCTCTATCAGCTTCAGGCGGGCGTGACAAAGAAGTTTTACGACTATCTGAAAACCGGAACGCTCACGTCCGAGGAAACAACCTTCCAGATGGCGCTTGCGATGGCAAAGGGCAAGGTTGAGAACAAGTTTAAGCAGATGCACCGGAACATCACCGGGGTTGTCGGCTTTGTGAACATCCTTGATGTGTACAAGTATCTCGGAGCAGCGAACATCACCATCCAGAATCAGTTCGGCTTCCAGTACCTGAAGGATTTTATGGGGTTCAATACAATTTTCCTCCTTTCTGACAGCGAGATCCCGGCTGATACGGTAATCGCTACACCGGTGGAAAACATCGTTATGTATTACATCGACCCCAACGACAGCGATTTTGCAAAAGCCGGCCTTGTGTACACCACCAGTGGCGAGACCAATCTGATCGGTTTCCACACACAGGGCAACTACAACACCGCCGTGTCGGAGGCGTTTGCGATCACCGGCCTTGTGCTGTTCGCGGAATACCTGGATGGCATTGCGAAGATTACCGTAAACGCGGGGGGTTGATGGCCGCCAGTACACCCCTAAATACTGACGGCGAACCGCTTTCGGGGGAAACAAGACGGAAGAGTAAGAGATAAGGAGGCTGACGAGATGGCATACACCACATTTACATTTTATGAACAGATCTGCCACGGGAATGTCGTCCCGGCGGAGGACTTTGATCGTATCGCAGACCGCGCCAGTGACTTTCTGGACGTGATAACCTTTGACCGATTGGCTGACGGCTTACCGTCTGATGAAAGGGCGGCGACAAAGGTACAGAAGGCCGTGTGTGCGGTCTGTGATAAGTTATATCAACTGGAGCTGGCAGATAAACAGGCGCTATCTGCCGCTGCCGGGGGGACATCTTCCGGCGGGGCTGGCGGTGTTACTTTGGGAGTAATTACTTCCAAGTCTGCCGGTTCTGAATCAATTTCCTACGCTTCCCCGTCCGAAATGGCAAACGGCGCAAAGGCATGGAGCGCGGTCTACCAGGCGGCCGGGGATGCACAGGAGACAAACAAGCTTCTGGCAGATGCGGCAATGCTTTATCTGGCAGGAGTGAAAAATGATGATGGCGTACCGTTGTTGTACGCAGGAACGAGGTAGATATGGAGATGTTGTTTACAAATATGACCGGAATTTTGGCGGTTATCGGCGCATTAGCGTTTATCGTGTCGGTCATCACACAGGTATTTAAGGGTGTAGGCGTGCTTGCCAAAATCCCTACGGATATCCTTGTGCTTGTCCTGTCCATCGGGATTACAGTGACCGCGTTTGTAGCATATATGCAGTACATCCAGCAGACTATTATTTGGTACATGATTCTGGCGGCAATTCTGGCGGGATTTTTAGTTGCTTTCGTGGCGATGTACGGCTGGGAGAAGTTTGCAGAATTATGGAGCAGATTCAAGAAAGGCGAGTAGGCATGGGCTTTTTTACGGTTCCGTGCCAGAGGAATGCATGGGAAATATCGTGAGAATCCGGGCGTTTACGGATAAATTTAACGAAGCTCTTTGTGAAATGAGGGATACCGATGAATGATGCGATAGTGACAATATTCAATTTTTACGAATCCAGCACCGCCGCCATCTGGTATCCTCATGTGCTTTCCGGCGTGCATCTGGAGACTGACCGGGGGCAGATTATGAAGCTGTACGGTCCAGACAGTACAGATAACGCACAGTTACATATCCCGTTCGGGGTCAAGAACGGGAGAAAAATTATTGTTGATACCGTCGGAAAAGAATTGCCGTGGCTTCCGCCGAAGGAATGGAACAGACAGGTCAACGATTTGTTGCCCGACAGCATTACATTTAATCCGTCTACAGATTTTTTTATGGTAGGAGCATGGGACGGGGACAGTCCTGTGAACGATGCAGATTATACGGACAGGCGATATGAAGGGTTTTACGCGTTTATGAATACCGAAAAGGATTTTGTTTATCTTATATCGTCAGTGGGCGGACCATATGCGATAATTCCGCATTTTGAAATCTTAGGGAAGTAGGTGGAGGAAAATGGCTGAACCTATCGGGAATGATGCTACCGGCTATGATGTTTTGACGGCGGCAATGAAGTCGCTGCTTAACCAGTTTCCGGGGCTGTATCCGGATGAAGTAATTAAATTCGAAGAGCTCGGGTCTGAGGATGGCATTGCGTTTTCCAATGATTCCGGGGCGCTGGTGTATACAGAAAAAGAAGATATACTCGGGCGGATATATCAGGAATGCCGGTATCCCTGCTTTGTAGTATACCGTTCGACCACGGGAGCAAGGGAACGACAGAAAATTACTATTCTGGAATTCCTGGATACGCTGGGTCGCTGGCTTTGCCACGAACCCTCCGGGATTGAAGGGAAAGAGTACGAAAAAGCGATATACCCAGATCTGACCGCAGGGCGGAGGGTTGAGCGGGTAACACGCGGGAACGCATATGGGACACAGCCGCAGGAGAATGGCGTGCAGGACTGGGTTCTACCGGTTACGGTTTTTTATAAAAATGTTATCGAGCCTGAAATTTAAGAAAGGAAAAAAGCAATGAAAAGACATTTGTTGAGACATTTTGTCGATGTAAAAATGGACACGACCTCTGAGGGGACAGCGGCAGACTACCGGCTTCTGGGAACGGGTATTACCTCTTTAACGGAGGAAATGAACCCCGAGACGGAGACGGTACAGTACATCAATCAGGAAAACGGATCTACGGACCTTAAATCCTATACGCCGTCCATCGAAGTTGAAAGGCAGAACGTAGACGAAGAGGATCAGGATCTTACAGACTGGTTTAACAAGATGATAGACACGCTTCCCGTCGGATCTGATGCCATAACATCCTATGTCCGCGTGAGAGTTTCCGGCGCTGGACCTGAATATCCGGCAGTCCGCCGTCGCTGCGTTGTGAGTGTAGGTGGCACAGGTGGCGATGCAGGGTCAAACGTGACAGATACACTGACTCTGGGCGGCAGAGGTGACGGAGAAGTTGGAACGTTTAACGTAACCACAAGAAAATTCACGGCGACGCCCGCGTCTGAAAGGGCTTTAACGGAATAAGGAGGACAAGATGGGAGCAGCAAGTTTACGAGTAGACAGTGGCGTCAAACGCATTGAGGTCAACGACAACGGCGATTATATTGCGGTCAACATCTCTGACAACAGTTTTTTTAAGCGTTTTGACGATTTTGTGGCATGGCTGAATGCAAAAAACGAGGAAGCCGATAGGATTGCTAATGATTCTTCCGGTGATTTCACGGAACGCTTCGGAGCGTATGACGCTTTATGCAAAGAGGCCTGCGCTGAGTTGGATTCTCTGTTTGGGAGCGGGTGTTGCAAAAAGGTGTTCCCTGACGTGGAATCCCCTGGAATGGAGCTTATCGCGGACTTTTTAGACCAGATCATCCCGATTCTTCAGGGCTTTGCCGCTGAACGAAATCAGAAAATCACAAGCAAATACAGCCCGAACAGGAAAGGGGCGCGAAGCAATTAAATGTGGAATGTGCTTCTTGATAAATTCCCAACAGAATATGAGGGATTTCGCATAGATGGATCCTTTCAGACAGGGATCCAGATTTCACAGGCTTTGCAAGACCCCGGTCTGACCGACGATGAGAGGTTGGCTGTAGCGCTGGGGCTGCTGTATCCGCCAGAGGATGGGGACAGCAGCCCTTCTTCTTTCCCCGATTTAAAAACTGCCGTAGATGGTCTTAGGTGGTTTCTGAGCGGATGGTATACCGACAATCGCCCGAAGGATGAGGATAAAGTCCCGGTAACGGATTTTGACATAGACCAGTGGCGCATCTATTCGGCGTTTCTGGAAAAGTACGGAATCGACCTGAACCGGTCTGATCTGCATTATTGGGCGTTTATGGGACTGCTGTCAACCCTCGGGGCATGCGCGTACACGAATGTCATATCCATCCGACAGCAGAAGATAGATCCTAAGATGGACACGCGCGCAAAACAGGCATTGATGGAGCAGAAACGCATATTTGCAATAGAGCGGGAAGAGGAACTGACAGAAGAGGAACAGGAAGATGTTGACGCTTTTATGACATGGGTCAAGGCAGGAGGCTGACATGCCGAAATATGATGGTTCGATACGGATAAACACAAAAATTGAAACAAAAGATTTAAACAGCCAGATGATGCGCGTGTCTAATGCCATAAAAAAAGACAGCGCGGCTTTAGATTCTCTCAATCGCAAAATGGAAGAATTTTCTCAAAAGAAAATCCCGACAGAAAAATTTGCAGAATTACAAAGAGAGTTAGAAAAGGCAGAATCTGAGTATTCAAAACTGCAGGCCCGTATGTCACAAAAAGGGGCGGCAACGTCTGAGTATAAAGCTTTACAGAAAGACCTCGTTGCAGCGCAAGGAGAACTGTCTAAGCTTGTAGCACGTCAGACAGACTGGGAAAACATGGGGGTACCTCAAACCGGCGGCGCATGGGACGTACTAAATGAACAGGTTGCAGCCGCATCCGACCGTGTGGATGATCTGAAAGAAAAGCTTCAGCAGATGGAGAACAGTGGAAAGGCGTATACCCCAAAGGTGGACAAGGCTCAACTGGATGAAGCGGCTCAAAAAGTAGATGAAATCAAGGAAAAAATAAACGCGGAGAAAGCATCCGGTAACGCGTTTGTATCCCCAAAAGATACAGAAGAATTTCAGAAGATGTCTGTAAAGGCGTCACAGCTTGCTGGGAACATAGATGTTTCAAAGCGCAGGCTGGCAGAACTTAACGCGAAGCAGAAGCCCATCAAAAAAGAATTTGACCGGATGAAGAATTCTGCCGATAAAGCATTTAAAACAGCCTCGTCCGGCGCGAAAAAAATCGCGGGGCTGTTCAGCGCCCTTGCGTCAAGGCTAAAAGGAATCGCATTCTCATCAAAGAAAAGTGCAGGGATGTTCAGCACATTTGCGTCAAGGCTGAAAGGTATCGCGTTATCGCTTTTGGTATTTAACTGGATAACAAAAGCATTTAATGCGATGGTGTCCGGAATGCAAAAGGGATTCTCAAACCTTGCAAAATATTCTGAGCCGTTGGCAAATTCATTTCAGACGCTAAAAAATTCCCTGGTTACGCTTGGAAATGCGCTTGCAGCTGCCTTTGCACCGATTGTCCAGATAGCAATTCCGTATCTAAATGCGCTTATAAACGGGATAACGCGGGCGATAACATACGTGGCGCAGCTTATTGCCATCCTCGGCGGGAAAAGCACATTCATCCGAGCGAAAAAGATACAGGATTCCTATAACGATTCCCTGAATGGAACAGCAGAGGCGGCAAAAAAGGCGGCCGGAGCTTTGGCAAAATTTGATGACCTGGATGTGCTGCAAAAGCAGGACAATTCCGGCGGCGGTGGAGGTGCGGGTGCTGATGGAGGATTTGAAGAAGTACCAATAGATAATAAATGGTTGAAAATAGCCGATTGGTTAAAAGAAATGTGGGAAAACAGTGACTTCTATGAGCTTGGTAAGTTCTTGGGGGAAAAGCTGAAAGAAGCTCTGGATAATATCCCGTGGGATGATATCAAAGAATCTGCTCGGAGAATTGCTCACAGTATAGCAACCTTTATCAACGGATTTATTGAGGTTGAAGGTCTTGGATACTCGATTGGTACAACGCTTGCACAGGCTATCAACACCGCATTTGAGTTCTTGAATGAATTTGTGCATACAATTCACTGGGATTCGATAGGTGCTTTTATTGCAGATACCTTGAATGGTTTTTTTGAAAGCATTGATTGGGATGTTATTTATGACACCTTTGTGACAGGAGCTAAAGGGCTGGCAGATGCGATCAATTCGTTTACAGATTGGTTTAACTGGGACAATGTTTCAAATACAATATCTAATTTAGTCAATACGTTTGTCGATACCGTGTACACATTTTTTTCAACCGCAGACTGGGAGGCTATTGGGGCCAATATAGGTCAACAGATTTCCAAAACTGTAAAAAATATTGACTGGAAAGCGGCAGGCGAGGCGTTTTCAAAAGTAGCTACATCTATTCTCGAAATGATAAAGGCGGGATTGGAAGAAATCGAATGGGATGAAGTTGGTATTGCAATCCGCGACTTTTTGGTAGGAATTGATTGGGCAACGCTTTTGAAGGATGTGGGCGACATCATTTCAGAGACACTGAACGGCTTGATTCATACAGCATATGCAGCTCTTGGCGGAAATGATGAAGAGTTTACAAAATGGCAGGAAAACAATCGAAAAGCTCGTGATGAAGCTGGAAAGACTTATGAGGAATTAGGGACAAAGGCAGAAGAATACTTGACCCGTCAGAGGAAAATAACAGATCCGTCAACATGGGATATTACTATAGTAGCTAGAAAAATGGCTCAAATTGCATCTGAAGCATTTGACGGTATGATGGAATCCCTTTCTAATTTCTGTGAAGCTGCTGGCACATTCTTGGGCGAAAAATTTACAGAAATCACAGAAAATGCCTCGTTAAAGTGGAGCGAGTTTAAGATATGGTGGGATGAGTTTTGGACAGAAATTTTGGAAAATATATTGCCGGTGTGGGAAAATATCAAATTATTTTTCGCGGAAACCTGGGAATCCATCAAAGAGACTGCAGGGGTAATTTGGACACCGATCAAAGAATTTTTCCTTGAAATCTGGGGAGAAATCCGTGATAAAGCGGTGGAGATTTGGGAAAAAGTAAGAAGCACATTTGAAGAAAAGATGAACAAAGTCAAGGAAAAATCGACGGAGATTATCAAGAAATTTGATGACTTCAAAACGAGTGTAAAAACAGTTTTTGAAGCTGTGAAATCCAAAGTCGAAGAAACTATCAAGCCGGTTATTGATTTGATTCAGAATTTTACAGATAAAATTCGTGCTGCAATCTCGGCGGTTAAAGACTTTTTTGCAAGTGGATTTGAAAAAGTGGGGGAGATATTCGGCGGAATATTTACTGGTGGAGGATCATCGCATAAGCGAACAATGTCCACGCAGCCGTATGCCATAAGCGAAAGCTTTGCATCTCGTACCCTGCGAGATATCCCGGCGCTTGCATCTGGCTCGGTAATCCGTGGCGGCAACCCGTTCCTGGCGATTCTGGGCGACCAGCGGGCAGGGCAGACCAACATCGAAGCGCCGATAGGCACAATCAAACAAGCTGTATCGGAGGTAATGGCAGAGAGCGGCGGCGGATTTAGAACGGCGAAAATTGTCTTGCAGGTAAACGGGGTAGATCTGGCGCAAGCTACACTGCAGGATTTCTTATCGGAAGCAAGCAGGCAAGGATATGATCTGGAGGTGATCGGAGGATGATTTTTACACGCGGCATATACATAGATGGGGAGTATTTTAACATCCCCATCGTGTCCATAAAAAGAAACGCGGATTTCCTCGACAAATTCGCCGAAAGAGTTGAAACGGGAGATCTCCAGCGTGAATTGATAGGCGTGTATTTTAACTACACAATGTCGGTCGGGAAGAGCAGCTCGTTCCCGGATGGCGTATATAAACGTTTCTGGGATAAGGTCACAGAGCCCGTACCATTCCATGTTATTTCGCTGCCGTCAGATCCTGGTTATTACGAATACACAGCTTATATATCCAGCGTCTCTGATGAATACGAGAAGATAACACAGGATAGCGCTGATTATAAAGGGTTTACCTGCAAGTTTACGGCGAAAGAACCGGCAAGGAGACCATGATGAAAACAGAATTTTATGTCGAATACAATCTGTATGACACGACTGCTCTGCCTGATGCAAAAGAAAGCACAGAGAGCAATGCTGCTTTTGGGGATATGGGGCTGTTTAAGTCAAAAGGCAGCCCACCAAAATACGCTACACTGGAACATAATTTTTTCGTGTTGGATGGGAGTCTTAGCGAAATGCCAGACACGCCGACGGACATCCCATTTTTTTCGGATGTGCAAGCGGGCGCAGATGGAAGTTTCACAAAACAGCCTGTAATCAGAATAGATTTTACCGAAAATCATACCTCTATCGGGCTGACTTTTCATTTTTCGGAAACATTCCCGCTGGAGATGGAAGTGACATGGTACGACCTCGGCGGTACATATAAATCGCAAAAACGTTTCTTCCCGGACAAACTGAATTATTTTGCCGAAAACCAGGTGGAGGAATACGGACGAATTGAGATCCGATTTGTACGTGCCCTACCGTGGCACAATGTAAAGTTAAACTATCTCGAGTATGGCACAACGTTTATCTGGGGGCCGGATGTTATAAAAAGCGCGAAGCTTGTAAATGACACAGACCCTATCAGTAATCAGGTCAAGACGGACAAGCTTACGTTTGACTTTGTTGACCCTGATGATGATTTTAATATTGGCAAAATCGACGGGTTGCACAAAACATTGCAGAAAAAGCAGAGAATGTTACCCTATGAAATCGTTGACGGCGTGAAGATGCCGCTGGGCGTGTTTTTCATGGAATCTAACAGTACCGCAAAAAACGTCACACAAATATCGGCGATTGACTACAAAGGGATGCTTGCTAATGTGGATTTTAAAGACGGGCGGATATACGACGGAGAAACGGCGGGAAGTGTGATCGAAGAGATTATGACAGCGGCAGGGATTGAAGATTATACGGTTGAGGAAGAGGTGGCGCAAACGCCGCTGTATGGCACGCTTAAAATCCAGACCTGTCAAAAAGCTCTGCGTGAGGTATTGTTCGCTTGCGCTGCGATTATGAACACATCCCGCCGGTCTGGAATCGAAATACGAAAATCGACCAGAAAAATATCGACAACGATTCCGCGCAGCCGGAAATTTTCCACGACGTTAAAGGCAGATCCTTATGTGTCAGACGTAAGCGTAAAATATAAAACGTGGGTGTTGGACGCGGCGGAAAGCGAGATTACGAAAGGCACATACGATCCTGGGATACATACAATTCAGCTCACAAGCCCGGCAGCGAACATGAGCGCATCTGCTGGAAGGATTGTTAAACAAATGCCGTACTATGTTGTGCTGGAAATCGCTGGAAACTCCCGTGCAGAGGTCACGATTACGGGGCACAAATATGTTGGTACAGAGCTGGCTACACTGTCCAGAATCGAGCATATAAAGTCCGGTGAAGTGCGGAACACGAAAACATTTTCCGGAACGCTTTTAAATTACGAAAGCGCACAGAAGGTTGCAGACAATATCCTGGATTATTACCAACTCCAGCAGATCATCCAGACACGTCATTTGTCCGCAGAGGAAAAAGCGGGGGACTGGGCGGAGGTTGAAAATACCTTGAAAATGCACGGAAATTTTGTCGCCTGTATAGAATCCCTTAGTGTTGACCTTACAGGTGGATTTGTGGGTACGGCAAAATGCCGTGGATATTATAAAATAACATCAGAAGAGTATTATTCCGGCGAGCTGTATGCTGATGAGGAGGTAGGGATTGTCTGATGGAATGGGTGTATGACCGAACGCAGGCGGACGTTGAACGGGTAAAGGCTTTGAATGATAAATACGCTGCAGGGACAATCTCCGAAGAAGAAAAAAGGGAATGGGCTGCCGGAATGAAGGGAGCTTTGAATGCAGCGGATTTGAACCGGATCGAAAGTAACATCCGTGAGATCGCTGAAACTTTGGCGGTAAGCGTGACGGTGAAGACATGGGGGGCGAATCAGATTCCGCGAGTAAGTGATTTTAAACGGATCTGCGACAACGTGCAGCGGATCCGTGAAGCGTGGAGTGCTTTGAAAGATACCCCTGCCACACCAGACCCGCCGCTGATTACTTATCAAAAATGGAACGCCATAGAAAAGATCTTACACGATGTCAAATATGTATATGACCGAGCGATGGGCAGTTATTATTATTGCGGCGACGAACTCTACGCCGGGGAAGGAATAGGAATTTTATAATGGCAGAAACGTGGTTTACTCCGAAAGAATGGAAAGCCCGTCTTGTGGAATTTGCAGGGCGGCGGCTCCTGAGAAACGTTGCAAACGGAGAATCAACAACGTATGACGTTTCCCGCAGTGAGGGACAGGTGTCTCAGGAGGGCGATGCGTTTAACACTAAAAACATGAACGACCTCGAACAGCGAATCGCAAATGGATTTGCAGATGCAAAGACAGCGGTTGATACACTAAGTAAAGATTTGCAAAATAAAATGAGTAAATATTATGGCTCTGTAACTCTAAGTGAGGCAAATGAAAAGGCGGTATTAAAACACTTACTGGTGGATGTTGATTTAATAGGAAAATACGGAAATTGTGATTTTTCTGTGCTTGTTAATAGCGCCCAGTTTTATTCCGGAACCATGTACTCTGATGGCGGAGTAACCGCATGGGGGAATATCCAACAGAGGAATTCCGGCAATGCTCCGGGTAGTTTATATAGTTTCTACTATAACAGAGGTGCTGATCCAGTATTAAAAAAATTGGGTAGATCCGGAACCATTGCGGGGGTTGGCGGGTATTGGATCGACCCTCCAGCCGGGCAAAACGAAGCGTGGACTACAGGATGTGTGCGTTGGAATGGAGATGACCTTGTAGTTACGGTTGAAGATGATTATGCGCAAGGGCATCTGACTGTTGGAGCTAAAGTTGGCAGTAAGAGCAGACCCAGCCAATGGGGTGATAAAACGGGCGGATTAATTACATTAAAATATTAACTTTTGCAATTTTTAGCAAAAATCTAAAACACTAACAGAAAAGAGGTAAAAGCATGAAAAAAATCGTGTTTAAATCTGGCAAAGAACTGGAGATTGATGGAATTACCCAAAGCGGGAAATTCTTGCAAATCTCTATAAAAAGCAGCGATGTAAAAAGCATCATCGACACGTTTTCCAATTCTGAAAACACGGCTGTGATGCGATATTATGTTGGGATTGACCTGATATGCGGATATGCTGGGTTCAAAAAATTCGTGAGTTTGGAATATACGCCTGACGTGATAGCATCCATCAATTACGAGCAGGAGGACGCAACCACAGAAAGCGGGTTTGTGGAATCCCATGTGGCTGTATGTACGGTGCATATGGAAAAAGCTGAAGAAGCAGGGCTGCCGGAGGGACTGACTGATAAAGTCGCAAAACTGGAAAACGATGTGTCCAGCATCACGTCCGGCATCAACGAAGTTAACGGAATCTTGGAGGGCGAATGATATGTTTACGGAAAAAGCGAAAGAAAATCTCCGGGCAATGCTAGAGCAGGCTAAATTCAGCGCTGTGGATAACACGGATGCACTGGCTTTGCTCGTGCCGTCGCTGTACCCTGAATGGGAAGCACTGAAGGACGGAACACATCTGACAAAAGGGCAGCGTTGCACTTATAATAAAGTGCTGTACAATGTCCTGTCTGACCACGATAAACAGAATCAGTGGACTCCGGAAGCGGCACCGTCCCTGTTCGCAAAAGTTCTTATCCCAGACCCAAGCGTAACGCCGGACTGGGAGCAGCCGGGAAGCACAAACGGATATAAAAAAGGCGATAAGGTAAAACACAATAGTAAGGTCTGGGAATCTCTGGTCGACAATAATGTATGGGAGCCGGGAGCCGTAGGAACGGATAGTGTATGGAAAGAAGCCAGCGAATGAGAAAGGCGTAGGAAATGCTTATTGAACTGATAGAAAAGGCGGAAAATGTTGGGTGGGGGACGATAGCGGTTGTGATCGCTGGTGTGTTTATGTTTATCCCGACTATCGTGGAAAGCTGGAATAAGGTCCTTGACGCACTGGGGTTGGTAAAGAAAAAGAATCTTTTCCGGAAACAGCGTGAAAAGGAGATCGCAGCAGTCTATTCACATATCGAGGAGCTGCAAAGTGGAGTCGTGTCAAAGCAAGAGGAGTACCACCAGCAATCTATTACGATCAGGGACAATCTTGCCAGAAGGCAGGACGATTTGTACGAAAAACAGATTGAATTGAAGCAGGATGTAAAGAATATAACTCGGATGCTGGAAGAGTACATCCAGAAGGACAACGAACGCACGATTGCTTCGCTACGTACAACTCTGTGGCGGCTACATAAGGAATTTACATCACAGAGATATGTGACGCCGGACGGATTAAAGACCTTCCGAGAGCTGGGGAATGTGTACGAAGCTGCCGGCGGGGATGACATTTATCACGAAAAGCTGCAGCCGGAGGTGTTAGCTCTAGACATCAAATATCCGGATGGAAGCATATACAAAATTAAGGAGGTATGACAATGAAAAAGATTGATTGGATGCGAAAACTGACAAGCAGAAAGCTTTGGATGAGCGTGGCATCATTTGTGACGCTGATGATTGTGGCTTGCGGAGGGACGGAAAATGAAGCCACACAGATCTCTGCGCTGATCATGGCTGGTGCTACGGTTATCGGCTATGTCATCGGCGAGGGTTTGACAGATGCGGCAGCTATTGAAGCAGACAAGGAAGGATAAGGTGATCCGATAATCTCCCACGCAGGGTTAAGCGTGATTCTGGGGCGGCTTCGGTCGCCCTATAAAAATAATAAGGAGAGCAGAGCATGAAAAAACTTTTTATTTCACAGCCGATGAAAGGCAAAACAGATGAGGAAATTTTAAAAGAGAGGGAAAAGGCAATCGCCAGCGCAAAGAGAAATTTTGTAGAAGACGAAGAAATAGAGGTTATTGATTCGTTTTTCCAGAGCGCGCCTGCGGATGCGAGACCTTTGTGGTTTTTGGGAAAATCTTTGGAATTGCTTTCGACTGCGGACATTGCGTATTTTGCAAAAGGATGGGAAAACGCAAGAGGCTGCCGCATTGAAAATACCTGTGCCATTGAGTATGGGATTGATGTGATCGAAGATTATACGGAGGACTAAGAGTATGGGAAGCAAAGAGTTTTTAGAAAAAAGTAAACAGGTTGTCGTGGATTATTTCAACAGCCACGCGGACAAAACTGACCAGAAGCAGATTACAGGGGATGACGTATTCGTGGTTTGGTACTGCAAGACGCTTCAGAACCACAAGGCACTGCTGAGCACAAATGTTTCTGACGGTATGTATTATGAGATCACCCATAACGGTGACAAGCAGGAAACCTATGTGGACGCTTACAAAAAATGGGAGAATTTTGTGGTGAGGTAATGCTTATGTGGAAAGGAATTGACGTATCAGATAACCAGGGCACGATCAACTGGGCACAGATCCCCGAGGACGTAGATTTTGCGGTCTTGCGTAGTGTGCGCCGATCAGGCAAGGCAGACCATCAGTTTGCTACAAATCTGGAGGGATGTCGGAAGCACAATATACCTGTGTCTGTATATAAGTATACCTACGCAGCTACACAGGACGCAGCGCGACAGGAAGCACAGCAGGTCGTGGAACTGTTGAGGTCACATCATCTGACCGGTACAATGGTCTGGTGGGATGTAGAGGACAAGGACGTGCTGCGGCCGCTGGGTGCTGCAAAGCTGACGGAGTGTATCCGTGCGGCGCAGGAGGTTATCACGGCAGCAGGGTACGGTTTTGGGCTGTATGTTGGGCTGTATGTGTATAAAGAGAGGTGGTTTGACTTTAATGCGTTTTCTGGAACACGGTTGTGGGTGGCTCGATACTACAAAGGCTATCGCACGATGTTGTTTGCCGATGAGCCGGATCAGAGCTATAAGCCATCAGTTGATCGCTGGCTTACGGCATGGCAGTACACGAGCTGCGGGGAAGTTTCGGGCATCAAAGGCGATGTGGATCTCAATATTGCCTACGAGGATCCGGCGCTGTGGTTGCAGCCTGCGGCGGAGCCAGGCGTGATCTATACAGTATCGGTGGCAGATGTCTTGACACGCGGGCAGGCGGAGATTGCGCGGCAGCAATTCGCTGCACGCGGCATTGTCGGCGTGGTGCACAAGGCAAAAATACTGGGGTAAAGGATAATCGGATGTGTCGGTCTTTTGATTAAAAAACTAAGATTTGAATTAGATAGTATGACACGAAATATGACACAAAACAAAAAGAACCCTGATTTCTCAAGGTTCTTTAAATCGGAGTGACAAGACTTGAACTGGTATTTGCAATAAGTGTATATTCCTTGTATTTGCGGGAAATGTTGATTTTAAAGCATTTTTGCAATATATAATAGTATTATAAAAAGTTGATATATATACGCTAAAATACAAAAATAATCAGTGGTATGACACGAAATATGACACGAATTTATAAGGAATGATACATCGCATCAAAGTGTCCGTTCGTTTTGTCAGACATCTTCTCGCGCTGGTCTGCCATTGCATGGCGGTATACGTTTTTCAAGGTTCCGTCATTTCCCCAGCCGCCGCGTTCCATGATGTAGGCATCAGGCACGCCGATTGCATGCATGATGGATGCGCAGTAATGGCGGCAGTCATGGAAGCGGAAGTGCGGTACTCCGGCGTGCATCAGAACATGATTAAATCGTTGGGTAATCATGTTTGGGTTGAGTTCCGTTACTCTGCCGTTGCCTTTGGGGATTTTGTCTGTAATAAAGGATGGAAAATCTATAAAACGGTCTCCAGCGTATGATTTTGGGGATTTGATAATATATTTCCTGTTTTCGTCAAGAACCATGTTGCGATGCACATGGACGCGTGTCCCAGCTACATCGCTTCGGTCAAGCGCACAGATTTCCCCGCGCCTCATGGGCCCGAAGGCTGCCAGTAGGATAGGAATCTCCATTTCCGTCCCTTTGGCTGCCTCCATAACCTTTTTTATATCATCATCTGTTGGGACATAGAGCTGCGGTCGAACCTTCTGCGGGAGAACGGTGTTGAGCGCAAAATCAGGGCGCGTCTCCCTCAGTACGGCACTGATCAGAGCGTGGTTATCCCGGACGCTCTTCGGGGAGTGGCCATTATTAAACGCATTGATGTGTTTCTGGATATCCTCTTGCGTTATGTCATCTATTCGGATATCTTTCAAGTCGTCATAATTTTTCTTGGCGCGTTTATATTCCCGGACGCTGGAGGGGGATAGCACGACAGACCTCTTATCGATGTAGGCTTCAAGGGCTGCCTGGAAGGTTAAGGAACGCGGAGCAGTCGTTTTTTTTGAAACTGCATAAGCAGCGGCGGCGGCCTCAGCCTCTCGTTTTCCTGCGGGCTTTGGATTGTCAGATGTAAATGATTTATAATGTTTTTTCCCGCTTTCGTCTGTGTAGTCGTAGACGCGGCATCGCCACGAGCCGGATGGGAGTTTTTTTGCTGTTGCCATAGTTAAATCCTCCTTTTTGGGTATAAAAAATACACCTATACAGGTGCAGGAGGCTGTGGTATAATTTTTTTGTATAGGGATAATTATGCCATAGTCTTCTGACTGGTATAGTTTTCTGAGAATTGCTCCGATGTTACCAGCATCGGGGCTTTTTATTTTTTAATTTGTTATTTCTTCAATATCTATCTGGTATCCAAGGATTTCTCCCATATCTTTACAATATCCTTTTACTGTGATAGGGTCGCCCTTTTTCATATTCATAATCAGTTCTTTTTGTGTCTCGGAAGTCATGTAACATTGGATTGTTGCCAACGAAAACTGTTCCGAATCAATCGAGATATATTTCCCGGAGCTGTCGATTGTGCCTAATGTTCCAGTGATTTGCAGATATTTATCAAGGTAATCATTCTGTGCTTTCATCGCGTTGCTGTTCAGAGCATCAACGAGGTCATCCGCAGTTACCTCAATATATTCTTTCGGAATTTCCGTTTCGATTGGATCGGCTCCTTCTGATACGTCGCTATTTGAATTTTCTTGCACGACTGTGGGCTGTTCTGCATCGTTGCTATCCGATTTCGGAACAAAAAGAGTTATGATCATAATGATTGATATAACAAGTGCGGCAATCCAAAGCCCCTTCTTGCGCTTTTTGTTTTTATTCTTAACAGCGTCGATTATAATTAAAATAATCGAGATTATGGATAAAGGTGCAAATATTAAACTAAAAAGTGAAACAACAAAAGCAGCTATGCTCAACCCTGTGTTTGTTTTTTTTGTGGTATCGCTCGTCTGGAGCTGGTCGTTCAAATTCTGCTGGCTCCCATTTAATAAATCGTTTGGCGCTCCGCAGTTTGGACATGTAGCTGCCTTTTCTGAGTATTCTTTCCCGCATTCGGGGCATTTGATAAGTGCCATTTTCTTATCCTCCTCATATGATATTTTGTTTGTTGATCGCCGCAGCGATATAACCGTGTGTAACATTCTGTCAAACCCTGCGCTGGCTGTCGTTTTTTGCCGCGTAGGTTCGACGCTTCACCGCGTTTCCCTGTACGCATCTGTTGAAATATATAGTACCTTGTGTTAATATATAATCAAACAAATGTTCGTGTTGGGAGGGATGCACGATGGACTACAAAAAACTCATTGCCGAAATGGTAAATAATTCAAATGACATTAAAATGCTCGAATTGGTTTACCGTTTCTGCAAAAAGATCTTGCGCTAGGGGATAACACCCCTAGCCTTTTTTGTGTGACAAACTTTCCGCAAGCTTCTCGAGAACTTCCCATTCAGTATCGTCCAGCTTTGCCAAAGCTTCTATAAGGCGTGTCCTGAACGAATCTTCTTCCTTTATTAAATCGCCCACGAAGTCAGTTATGATTTGACTTCTTTCTAAAGGCTGAATAATTTCTCCGCGTTCATATCTAAGCCATTCTTCATTCACATGAAATTTCTCACTTATATCGTTGATCACGCGTTCCGTAACTGAAATTCTCCCTGATTCTATATTTGCGATATTTGCCCTGGAAAGACCTAATGGCTCTCCTAATGCTTCTTGCGTTATATGCAATATATCTTTTCTTAAATAACGAATCCGCTCGCCTATATTCATTAAATTCACCTCCTTGCAAGAGTAATTATATACCATAATGAAACGTTTGTAAAGCACAAAATTATTCTAAAAATGTATTGACAAGCACATAAAAAACCGTTATAATGTGCTTAACAAAACAAACAAGGAGGTTGAGCATTGAGCGAAAAAGAAAAGGACATAATCGTCACGATCGGCAAGGCGCTTCCTAATATGTCCGAAAGAGATAAAGGATATTTTCTGGGATACGCCGAAGCGCTGGCAAGCAAAGCAGGCGTGAAAAGGAATGCCAAAGCTTCTGCGAAAAAAGAAAAAGCAGTAAGCGGCGAAGAGGGGAGGTGAGAGAAATGAGCGAGTATTTAAATAGGGAATGTGACCGTGTCCCTAAATTCCGAATGGAAATGACAGGGAAGCGTGGCGTTGAAATCTGGATTGACGGGGTAAATATTTCACAGGGAGTTCGCAGTGTTACATTTTCAGCGGAAGGCTGTGAAAAATCTCCGGTATTAAATCTTTCGCTTGACGTTGGAGATTTCAGTTTTTTGCCTGAACGAAACCTAATATCAAGGGCAGAGACAAAAAAACAATCCACTACCCTTGATACTATTAAGGATGCTGTTAGAGAAGCGTTAGAGAAGTGAGTATGACATTATAACCCACTGACGATTCACAGAGATGAATCCGGCTTGTTCTAACTCATCCAGATAACGTTCTAAATATTCAGGAGGGAATCCAAAAGAGCAAAAATCTTCATCATGGAAGTGATTATTTTTTCGTTCTCGGTTTTCTCTCATAAAATTTAGAAGTTTTTCAGAATTTGTCTGCATAGAATTGCTCCTTTCTTTTGTACTCGGCTCTGGCGGGAGCCTGTGAGTACAGTATAGGACGGGGATAAGCAGGAAGCAAGAGATAGGAGGTATGGATATTAACGAAAGAGAAGACAGCTTTGCAGTAGAAGTCATCGAAGAAGCAAAGCAGG